CTCGGACCAAGGCAGCACTTCAAACCCAGATCGGTATTTATATGATCGAGCCATACCAGACAAAGGCGCTTTAGTGGGGACAAGGTTTTTGGCGTCGCCAATGACAGGTTGGACAATGCGCTTGTAGTCTTTGGTGATTTCACGGCGCAAAGACTTGTCAATCTTGTTGAGCGTTTTCAAGGCTTCTTTAAGACCAACGACTTCAATGTTGCTTGTGACCGTTGACGATCGTTCAGTGAAACTGCGCGCTGGCATCGTTACCTTCTTTTTTTGTTTGCCTCGTTAAGCACTTTAATGACAGTTGCCAAGTCTTTTGAGTCAAACACAATGTCGCTGGGCCACCAACCGACCGCGACCAACACTTCTGCTAATTGGCGACGGTAGGTGCCGCGTCCGTAGGGTTTGGATCAGTCTCATCCAGTACCGGCAGAATATCGGCGTCAGGGTTTTTGCTGATCCATTCGCGCCAGTTGTCACCAACTTGCTCGCCTTTTAGCTTGAGAATTGTGTGCATCCAACAGCAGTAATCGGAATACAACGGATTTGCCGATAACTGTTGAATGTTGCGACGTTCAAGCCGTTCCCATTCAGTAATGACAAACAGGTTTGTGTAGTAATACTCGGGCTCGCTGGTTGGCGTGCGCGTTAACTTAAGTTTGATTTTCACTTGTTCTCCTATGTCGGCTTGGAGCCGTTATTTATACGGTGACGTCAACTGAGTAAACCCCGCCCTGGAACTCTATGTCCCACTGGCTGAGCTCGCCCAAGGTGGCATTGATCACCGGTACGCTTGAAAGATAGGTCTCACTTAGGATGAAGCCAGGATTCGTTGCGCCGTCTGCGGCCACAGTTGGGTTTACTTTGACATAACACTTCGTGCCAAGCAATGCGCTGAGCGCGCTGTACGACTCAGTTGCCGCGTAGCTCGCATAGACGGTTAGCGTCAAAGAGTTTGAGAACAGGCCCGCCGTCATGGTGCGGGAAGTTGATCCGAACGCGGTGTCCTCAAGGGCCTCCGCTGTGACCGTCAAAGTCGCTGCAGAAACTTGATCGGTGATGTCCGCGATTCCAGCAAGGGTTGCCCCGATTTGGACTTTTGGATTCGAGAGGTAAGTGGATGTCGCCATGATGTTTGCTCCTTAAGTTCTGATCTGATAGTAGATGATTTGTTACTGCTTGTCGTGGATTATGCGGTTTGGGCTTGGATTGCGCAGTCAAGGTCGTAACACGGGTACAACGCGCCACCAATTTCAAGGCTTGACGGACGGCCACCCATAACGATGATTGATGAGCCAAGCACGGTTGCGACGACGCTGAGAATGGATCGCAGCACAGGCAAACCTGCAGGGCCCGATCCGATCACTTTGACAGGGAACTCGAGTCGCACAATGTTGCCATTGCCAAATGCGGTTGTAAAGTTTGGGGCATCCAAATACACAGAGTTAGGTATCAACTTGGTCGAGTCGTTTATGACACGCAGACCAGACACGGCTGTGAGCGTTGCGGTAACGTCATCAATCGCTTCGTTAAATAGATCTGTGTACGCCATTAGGCAACCGCTGGACGTGGGACACCAAGCAACTGTTTAACGATCGGCGTGAAGCTTTGCTGTGGGGCAGAGCCCATGCCGTCAAAGGTGGCGTAGGTTGACTCCAGAGACCCACGGGAACGCCACAGCGCCGCGCAATACATCAACGTGGCCAATGTTGCATCCCCGCCAGGAGAGGTCGTTAGGGAGTCTATGTAGCCCGCTTCTTGGCGGCGGCGATAACAGAACTGGTTGCCAGCCGACACCGACTGCGTGAGCAACGTGTAGTCGTCAGATGGGTTTGCAATCGTTACGCCGATATATGACATCAATTGCGCGACGGTCACCCAAGTGCAAACAGGGTCGTATGTGATGGTGCCGGATGCCGCGACACGCTCGACGTCGCTTGCAGTCTTGGCGTACAGCACCTGATCGGCAATTGGAACTTGGTAGTCGTACAACAAGTCGCCCTGTGTATCAACGCCCGAGAACAAATACTGAGGCAATGCGCGCACCGTGTAGGTGCCATTAAATGTTGCGTCAACAGAGGCGACCGTAATTGACTGGCCGACTGCAATCTCCGATGGGGTCAGAAGTTGCAGTACGGCGTAGTTGTCAATCAGGTACTTATTGGTAACTGTATAAATTGCCATGAGCGGTAATCCCGCCCCCGACTAAGCCTGGGTGATCTTGCGGATCATTCCACCGATTGCGGCGAACGTTGAAACGTAGCCATGGAAGCTCATATTTCTGCCCAGAACTGAAGGATTCTCCAGGCTCTGGAGGCCCCTGATGCTCTCGTAGAACTCGTAAGCATCGCCTTGGCCTTGGCCTACGCGGGTGATGATCATGGTCTTGGCAGCAAAGTTGCTGTCAACTACCAACTGCAAGCCGAGTGGGTTGCCGTTCCATGAAGATGCGGTTGCGCTTCCAAGTGCGTTCTGACCGGTCAAACCTGCGCCGATGAACGGGAACACTGGACGGCCAGTTGTGTCTGCAAGCTGTCCGAGTTGGCCCCAAACGTCTGGCGATACGAACATGTGTGTCGGTGTCCAGTTGCGACCGTTTGAGATGTCAACGGCTGAGTCATAAACCGACTTCAACAAGTCTGCCACGGTGCCGTCCCATACGCCAGATGCGCTTGCTGCGGTGAGCAAGTTGTCTGCGGCGAGATTGTCCGAAGCGATCATGTATTCGCCCATTAAGTCATTAAGGATTAATGACATTGCTGCGGGTGACGTGAAGTCAATGTCCTGAATTGAGAGGGTCACTTGGCCAGCGAGGGTTGTCTTGCTGATCGAGTTGCTCGCAATCACCATTGTGGTTGCTGATACCGCTGATAGTTCAGGGCTCTGTGCAGCCACCGACGTATGTGTCGTGATGGTTGGACGAATGAAGGTCTTGGATTGTCCACTGTCTGGGTATGCGCGAGCGCCTACGGCTTCAACGACAGGGCGCAGGAAGTTGAGGTCCTGCACGAGCGGTCCCAGCACGGGAACTGGAAGGAGGCCAGGGGTGTCAGTCGTAAGCACGTCGCCTGCGGCTGCCTGCAATGCGGTGCGCTTTGACGCGGTGTAATCGGCAACTGCGGCGTTCATGTTTTTGAACGTGTCGCCACCGATATGGTAAGCCGCCATGAACTCGCCTGCGCTTGGCAGGATAAATTCTTTTTTGGCTTGTGCGAAAATTGGTGCGGTTGGGATTGTTGCCTCAACTGCTGGAACGGTTGCTTCTGACATGGGTTCTATCTCCTGTTGTGGGACTACTTCTTCATTTAACACTACTTCTTCTGGCTCTTGGTGGATGCTTGCGGCAACGCTGACGATGTTGGCCAAGTCACCAAACGCGCCGACGGGGACAAGCGATAGCTCTGTCCAGTCAGCGGCTTCAATGATCATTGTTCCTGCTTCGTCATACGAAAACTTGGTCGGATTTACGCCAACCGAGACCTGATCAATGGTGCCGTCCTGCGCCATGATCAAAGCGTCGTTGCCAAGGCTGGTGGCGCTGATCTTGGCGCTGAACAACATTCCCTGTTCGGTATCTACGCGCTCCGTCACAATTCCTACGGGCATTTCAGCCGAATGGTAGAGGAACAGACGCGGTGCTTTGCCCTCGACTGGCAATGAGCCTGGACGAAAGATCACAGCTGTGCCATCCGAAACCGTTGCCGGCACGTTGTAGGGAACTGCGGTTCCGCTGATGGTGCGTCGTGGTGCGTCGCCTTTCGCGGCGTCGAGCGTGAAATCTCCTGCAATTAATTTGATCATGATGCGATCTCCTCTTGTGTGTTTTCTTCAATAACTGTTTCTCTGTTGTCCATTGTGTCGGCCATGAAGTTCTCTTCAAGGTATTCATGCGCGTCAAAGCAAACCGAGGTTCCGCGCGGCAGGACGTTGTCCATTGATAGCGCCCCAGCAATTGCATCGGCATACAACTTGACACCAAACAGGTAAAGGTCGGCGCGCGCTTGTTGTGACGATTGGTATGAGTACGCGCCCGTTGCAACGCCAACGAGGTATGGCGGGACGTTTGCGAGTCTGCTCATCTCAAGACTTTGGTATTGCGATGCTTCAATCAACAGCATCTTGTCTGGTGTCGCGTTGGTTTCCGTGTAGGTCAGGTACTGATTCAGAGCGGCTGTCTGGTTGCTGGCACGAGCCAAATTGAACTGCGCGGCCAAATCGCTCAACTCACTTGCCGAGAGGGGCTCAGAGTTTTCGGTCTGACGAAGGATGCCGGCAGGGATGCTCGATGAAGCGTTGCGATTACGTGCTGCCTCAAGCTTGAGCGCGGTCTCGATAGCGCCAGGTGCGGAGTAAACCAAACCCTGCTCTGGCGATAAGAATTGCACAAGGTTTGCTGGGTCAATTTCCCCGCCTTGGAAGTAAACCTGTGTTGACGGTGCAAACCAGACTGGCCCAGATTGATCGGTCGTGGTAATTGATCCGGCAGGTAGTCGCGTGAACGTTGCTGGGTATCCGTCGGCTGTGCGAGAAGTGATGTACCAGAACGCTCTGCCAAAGAAGAATAAATCGTCCAGAGTCCAGGACATGAGGAACTGGTAGCTCACGGTCGGATCTGGTCGGCGTAACCATGAACGTGGCTCAAGGTAAACCTTGGTCATTGCCTCTTCGTCGGCGTTCCAAACTTCGTTGTACATCCGCAATGGCATTGATCCGATTACAGATTTAAAGAGTGAGTTTGCGCGGTTGATTGTTGGCACGGATACGGCCTGATTGCGCGCTTCGCCTTCGCGATACGTGTAGTACTGGCCGATCATGTTCACGCCAACATTTGACGATGAATAGCCAGGAGCAAATCCAGTCGCGGCAGTCACCTTTGCAGGCACGCTTATTGCTGATTTTTTTGGCTTGCTAAAGATTGCCATGGTCCTACTTTGTCACATTGGTGGCGACCGCGCATGACTTATCCGATTCCGACAAAAGGCAAGGTACGCGGCCGCCGACGAGAATGTTAGTGGTTAACAGCAACAAGCATGGGTTTACCTGTGTTGGCTGGTCGCGCAATCATGCCAATACCCCAGACCATTGTTCGCGCTAACTCGATTGGTCCTGGACTGCGCTTGCTTGACAGCACGATGGTGTTGTCGGTCCTGACGGCTACCGCTCTCTGGACGTGTTCTGCGAGAAGTTTTTCGCCTGTGTGGAGTAGGCGTCCCTCGGCAATCATGTTTTTGGCAAGCGGTGTGAAGCGTCCAAGTTCGGCATACCCCACGACAACCCTGCGGCGTTCAATGCTCGGCGGGCAGGTTGCGTCCACGGTCGGCGACAAGGCAAACCTAATTGTCGGATCTTTGGCAAGTTCTTGCACGTTGTCCCATAGCTCTGTAATTGATTCGGCAATGAACGCGACGGTGACAAGCACCCGTCCGTCTGGGAGGTTGACACATCTGGTTGCGCTGTATCTGGAGTCATCCAACGACGACTCGATTGCCACGACACCGCCGTCTGGGATTACGCCGTGGTATTCCAATGATGGCCACTTTCCTGGCTCGATCCATCCGCGCACAACACTCACCCAAAGGTTGAGACTGGCCCTTAAGAAACTGGCGCGATCGGGGTTAGTGGATTCTTGTTTGATTGTGTCCATGTCCAATGTGAAACCAAGGGCGGGATTACCCCACGCCCATGAGGAAGGTGACAGCGGATCCAAGGAAGGGTCTGGGCTCCATTCCGCCATATACATCGTTGACGGTTCGCCCTTGTCAATAGCTCTAATTCCTGCCTCACGCCAGCGTTGAAAGAGCACGGATTCCTCGGTGCCCGCTGTGCTGAAGAAACACGCCAAAGGATTCTTTCGTGCACGTTGCGCAGGCAGGAGACCCCCCTCCACGGAATCAGGGTTGACGTCAAATAATTCGTCCACCACGACCAAATCAATGGACATACCGTGACCTTGGTTTGGCTTCAACGCTTTAACCCACCACTTGCTGCCGTCCGGCATTGTCGCCTGATAACGGCCATACGACTTCACAATTTTGGCGCCGTAATACTCCTCAAGGATCGGGCTGAGATCGTCAAACAAAAGGCAAGCGAGGTCAAGTCGGTGAGCCCCAGATACCACAGTCTGCTTGCCGCCACGGATCTTTGGCATCTCTACCAACCAGAACAAGATCAGCGCCTGAATGATCGTGGTCTTTCCGTTCTGCCGCGCAACCGAAACAAGGCTCGAGCGATGCACAAATTTCTGATCAGCGTCAACCGCCAACATCCCTTCAAGGCAATGAATTTGCCAAGGCATCAAATCAATCTGCAGCACCTTCTTGGCCATGTCCCCCACAAGCGCCGCGAGCGAACCCACGTGATCTGGGATCATCGTTTCCAGTCTCGGCTGATCGTGGCCAGTTACCGCTGGTTGAGGCTGGTTTGGGCTGGTGGCGACAAATACATGGATGGGGTTCGGGGGCGTCTGAGGGGTGTATAAAAAATCGTTGATCGCTTTCTCGCGGTTCTGTTTCGCGTTTGCAAGTTTGCGATTGCGATGGGTTGCACCTCTTGAACTGTTACATGACTTGCAACTTGCCACATACCCATCCTCAATTGATCCACCTCTATCTGTTTCTACAAGGTGATCTAATTCTGTGGCTGTGTTTCGTTTACACCAATGGCATATGGGTTGATCACGTAGTAGCTCTGCCCGTGCTTGTTTATAGACGTTGGTGTCGTATTCCGACCGCTCACGTGTCATCGTATGCGGCCAATGTTGGCTAATGCTTTGATTGATTGATCACCAAATCCTGCGAGGATGGTGCCGAGGAATATGCTGCCCTTACCGCCCTTGGGGTCATGGAATTTGAGTGTTGAGGGTAGTGAGACTATTGCGGCGTTTGATTCCCACAGCATGTTAAACCAACGTGATTTGGACATTGGTAGCAGTGCGATGCCATTTGCATGATCTATGAACTTCTCTACCCATGGGGTCATTTGGCTGAATGGTGGATTCATGAACACAAGACCGGACCAGTCAGAGGTGAGTCCGTTTGTTTCTTTTGTGAAGTACGCGTTGCATGGGGTGAATGGTGGACCGTTTGGTGGTGATGCGACGTCAATGTCAAACGTTAAATCAAGCGCGTCAAATATCCATTTGGGTGTGTAGTAATCATCGCTGGTTAGCTCTTCTTGTGGATCGTTGAACAGCGTTAATTGGGGGCCAGCCCCCAGACCCCCTGCTACCGCCGCGCAAGCGCGTTGGTCGTTTGATGATGTCGGACTCATTGTGGTGTCTCCATGTTTGTTGCTTTTTGTTTGTTATGTGTATGTTATGCGATCTAATCAATGACACAGGGATGAATGCTCCACCCACGGGGTTGCCCTAACCCGTACCCTTTGCACTCATCGCCTGATTATGTTTACAGGCCGCCAGATCGCTTTGCCCAAACCATTTCGTATTGCATGATTCGAGGCGCGACCTACTACCCAGGTTCCCCTGTTTACTGCCCACCCCATGCGAACGGGGCACACACGTGCTACTTGCCGATTGTTTAAGCTCTTGGGTTGCTCAAGGTGTAGAGAATGTACTCCATGTCAGACGGTTTCCAGACCGCTGCATGACAACCAGCCATTTCACACGCATTTAGCCAAATCTTTTGCCCAGGTGTCAGTTTCCCCTTCTCGGCTTTAAGTTCAATGACCAAAGGCCTACCGCTTTGGAATGGGTGCACCATAAACAGATCTGGGAAGCCAGCATCACCCTGAACATTGGTCATCCAACGTCCGCGACTGTTCTGTGCCGGTAGATCATGATGAACGAGCCAGCCGTAACGCTTCGCAACGCTAATCACCATGTCTTTAAAGTTGGATTCGCTGATCTTTGGGTCAAGTTTCATTTCAGCACCTCAATCATTCGGGATGCTTCATGCGATTTGAGTAGCTCTAAGACGGCGCTGTCGTCGTTGAGTTCACGGTGGATCATTTCCAGCAACCGTAAATCATCCAAACCTGCGTCTTTGGCCAGTTTCTTGATGTAACCAATTTGCTTTGGGGTGGCAAACGCGCCCCTTGGAACGTGATCATTTCCTGATGGCTGGGGGGTGCCGCCCATGCGCTCTACCTTTTGCATTTCTTCACGCGATGGTCTTGGTTTGTTTGATGCTGGCAGCGGAAAGTTCTGAATGCACCTCCCGATTGACGAAGTTTCACAGTTCTCAACGAAGGAAGTTGAATTAACGCCGCGATCGGTATGGATCTCATGCGCGTATCCAGTAGCGGTGGGGTTGACATCATCGCGATGCTTCCAGATCACGGTGCGCACAATGCACGAGTCGCCGTCATAGTTCATCAGCGTGGTTTCAATGCGGCCGTCAGGGTTTTGATCCCAGAACCGCGCAAGTCGTGACTCAACGGTTTCGTAGTTGCTTAGATCAAAGGCCATAGTCGGAGTTCGCTTTCGTCGTTGCTTTTTCTAATAGTAGCAACCGGATGCAACAGGGTTTGTTTAACCTCGTAACACGGCTTTTGGTAGTAAATGGTTTGGCTGCCCTTTTGGGCTATTTCGTCGCCGTTCATCCATCCACAAATGCTAAAAGTTCGGTTGTCGTACTTTTCCACAAGGATGTAATCGGCATCTAAACGGTTATGGCTTTTGACGATCAGCGGTTTGGTGTTCTTTTCGTTTGCGCGTGTGCTTGCCGTCTTGACCTCGTAAGGTCCGACGTCTGACTTGGTTTTCACGCCAATGTTGTCATCACCGAAGTACACAGGAAAGCCTGTGAATTTGTGGACAACGTATTCACCTTGCGCGCCTTTGTAATGCAGATCAAGCACTCGATCGTCAGCGGCATCGGTCTTGCAATGGGTAGCAAACGCGTGGGCAACGCGCCTACGGGCCTCAGCCATGCAGATCAGGTTCTCCTGTGGGGTTAACAGGATTGTGACGGTTTGCAACATCTCTACGAGTGCGCTTGTAGAGCTTTAATTGCCATGTCCAGCGTGGTCACATCGTAAAGCGGCATCGGGTCTTCCAACGACAGTTGGTTTTTCATTGTCCTAAGACGTTGGATCAAACTGGCGTGAGGGTTTTTGCTCACGTTCATAATTTCGTCAATCAGACCGAACATTGCCATGGTGTGATTTGTGTGATTTGTGTTCATTGCTTGCTCCAATACCATTTGTCGGGTTTCTTCGGTAAGTTCACCTTGGTTCCATGCACAACCTTCGCTCATTTAACGCTCCATGGGCCCCAGCCAAAGCCGTAACGTTCAACGCCGTAGTTGTATATGGCTAATCCAGCCAGCAAGTTAGTTTGGGCGTGTAACAGATCTGATGTTTGATTGATGATGCCTTTGCCCTGCAACCATTTGGTCCATGACCGGTCATTAATTTGAAGCAAACCGTAGTCCTGTGATTTGTTGCGGTTGAGCGTTTTGTTGTGGGCCTGCGGCGTGCAGTTGGACTCACGTTTCATCACAGATTCGAGCACGGTCCTTTGGTCGGCAGGCCAACCGAGATTTATGGCAAGCGCGCTGAATTGCTCACAGGCGGAGGTATAGGGGTCAATGTAGATCGTGGAGCTTGTTGTCGTGGTTGGCTCGATCAGGTAGGTCTGGGCGTTTAACGGTGCCAGCGCAATGGTGTCAGGTTTGGCACCAGACGCGTCAGGAGCCCCTGTAAGCGCCGTAAACCCAAATACCGTACAAAGCACTATCCCTATGATTTTTTCTGCAAAGTAGCTCATCTTTTCTCCAAAGGTATGGGCACGCCCCAAGATGAGGCCGCCGATTTGAATGCAATCTGTCCCATTAGGAACTTGCCCGAGTCGGGGTTAGTAAAGATCTGAACCAAGATTTCTTGGCCGTTGTCCATCACTCCTGTATAGACGCTGTAATCAAAGATCTGGATGTCAGTCATTGCTTGTCCTTCTGTCGGTACTCCGACCTTAGAACATAAATCAAGCCTTGGGTGGGATTTCCCCAAACACCCGTAGGAACGCGGCTTTGACCCAGATCACGGAGTCTGCTGCTTGTGGGGTTATCTCGATATGGAACCAGTCGCCGCCTGGGGCACTGTGGATTGTTGGCTTGTCATATTTGAGCCATGCTTGGCGATCGCAACGCCATGCGCGTCCGTGTTCTTTTGGGAAGTAATCAAGGATGCACTGGAGCCCAAGTTCGTTTGCGTTGGCAACCAGCTTGTTAATAAACAACAACGCTTCTTTACGACTGGCATTTGTGTGCTTTTCGCTTTTGCGATACGACAAGTCAACAGCGCGACCTGTTGCGTGAACCGACAACGAGCCTGGCTTGCCAGACCTGTTGCGTGAACCGACAACGAGCCTGGCTTGCCTTTCATATCCCTCTGACCCCATGAACCGTTATTCCAAAGCGCGTTATTAGACGCGGCTATTGCTTGCCTGATCCATTCATCCATGCCGGCACGTGGTGCTGGTGATACACCGTCGGCGTTGCCTATGTAGTCGCGCGCGTTTGGCACGCCAGCCTTAGCCTTGGCTACTGCCACGACCAAACTTCATGTCTTTAGGATTGAAATAGCGCAATGCTGTTGGGCAGACCGCGCCGATCGCAGCTGCTAATAGTGCTGACGGGTCGGTGTTGCCTGTTACTGCAAGCGCAACAACGGCGGCAAGCATTGAGCGACCGTATGAGGCAAGTAGGGCTTTGTCTTTAGGCTTCAACATCTTTGGCTCCTTCTTTTGCTTTTGACTTTAGCCCGTTTGAGGCCACTAAGCCTGACAACGTGCCGGTCATAAATACGGTCAGCGTTGAAAGCAGATCTATGAATGCTGAGTCATTGGGCGATTGATGCCCGATCGGCTGTGTCACAAACATCAGCGCATATACGAAGCCGAGGACAGTGATTGCAAACACGCTGGCAAGGATGATTCCAACGATCACGATGAGTCGAGCGTGAAGCTCTTCAGGCTTGAGTCGTGGTCTCATAGATCAGGTCTCGGGTGCAGGTTCCGGATGGGTTGCAGATTGGTGGTTCGCATTCTGGCTTTTGCCAGTTGGCTGGGTCTTGGCATGGGTAGCGATAAGACCCGTCATAACTGCATCCAGCGCATCCCCACAAGACGACTGCGATTAGCGCTACGTAGCCGATGAGGTAACGCCAGCGCATTATGACAATGGGACGTAATCAACTTGGCGTTGAATAAATGCTTCGTATTCTGCAGGTGTCATTGGGCGAACAACACCGTCAATTTGAATGTGTACTTCGTCGCGTGGGTACATTTCTACTGCTTCTTCGTATGTCATTTTTAAGCCTTTGCGTATCCATAAACGGCAATCGTGCCGCCAGTCATTGTTCCGCTTTCAATAATCCAAGTAAAACCTGTGTACGAGGTTGAATCGTTTAGGTAGCCACCCGTCATGCGTGCGCGACCTGTCGTGGTATTTACGATCCATGTGTATTGGGCGAAAGTGTTTTTAGTCAAAAATGGGTTTTGTAATTCAATGCTTGCATAAAGAGTATTTGTTGAACCGCGACCAGTATTAGAAAAATTGGCTGCGTTGTTTATTCCGCCAACATCTGAAACACCAGTATTGAAAACAGCACCTGCAAAGCCACCGTAATAACCTGTCGTAGTAGCACCAAGTTGAAGATTAAGGCTGGCATCACCAGAAGCAACACCACCCGAAATCAAAATTTTGTAGTTGTCGTATGTTGTGCTAAATGCGCCAGTTACTGCAACGCTGGCAACTGCGCTGCCAATGGTTTGTGTTTTTACAAGTTGCAAACCACCCGCTGCAGCGAAATTGGCATTGAGTGAGGCTGCGGTCAATACTTCGCCTGCGGTGTATGTAGTGATCGGCATAGTGCTCCTTATCCTAAAACATTCTCTGCGTCGAGTGTGCCATATACGGCGTTATTCAAAATTAGCTCGTAAACGATGGTGGTTGGTGCGGTGCTGTAAAGCACGCGGTGGCCAGTAGAAAAGTCCAGATAGTGCTCAATGCCTTCAACGGACAGCTCTTGAGCCAACTCGGTTGTGCCAGTACCGCTCGGAAACGTCTTTTCTATGGTGATGGTGTCGCCTATTTCTAAGGTTGCGAGAGTGTCCTTCTGGGCTGTGGTCAGCATTAGAAACGCGGTCTCTACGCTGGTGTACCGTGCCTCGGGTTCAGGGTTCAGCAGGTAGGACGCGGCGGTATCAATTTCTCCCTGCACGTGTAACAGACTGTTTGTAATGCTGTCTGTCTGAATAAAGTACGTGGCAATTGAGCCTGCGTCGGTGGCTGTTGCTGTCTTGCCGTCTAACCCTGTTACGACCACGCGATTGACCACCGAGTCCGCCTCAAAGGAAATGCCCACGCCGTTGTATTTGTAGTTGGTGCCGTCATCATGGAAAGCGGCAACTGGCGCCGAGAGGGTTTGACCGATGCGGTCTTGAAATGTAAGCACACCATCACGGGACATAAACAGACGACCAAACTCGGCTGTGTCGTTGATTTGCGCAATGTATTGCAGCACGTTAGTTCCTGCCGGCACGGTGTACGAAGCGTCATGGCCAAGGTTCACGGTGCCAGTAGCGATGTCTCGGGATAGGGCTGGGAAGTCAACTTCTGGCAAATCAAGCACGGTTTCAATGCGCGCACCCGATAGTTCTGCTGATGGGTTGAACTCATCCAAATAGGTTTGTGACAGCAAATAGAACTGGTCAGCGCAATACACGGTCACCGTGTCCAAACCGCCCAAAGCAAAGTTGTAGTCATAATTGACAACAAAGCCCGAGTACAACAATTCGGCAACATCAGTAGAGCTGTAGCGGATTAACTTAACCTGACGCATTGGTGCAAGACCTGGCTTAGATTCTGCAGTGTCGTAATACGGGCTATTTTCGTCAAACGGGTTGAAAATGCCGTCCACGTCTTGAATAGTAAATGACATCGTGCCAGCGCTAAACGTGTCGCCAATGTCTCGACGTCCACGCTTTACCGTAATTTTGGTGGTGGAATCCATGACGCTGGCAAACTCGGTGTTGCCGTCCAGTACAAAAGTTGTGTTGTCTAAAACGCCTTTGGTTGTGTCGTCGAGAGTGAATGCGTTGACGTTAAATCCCGTGGCGATCTGCAGGTCATAGTTACCTGAATCAACGACCGCGACGCCTGGCATCAGGCGATATTCAGAGCCAACGGCCCTGCACTCCGTGAGTAGGCGCGCAACGCGTTGACCACGGCTTGACCGATCTCTGCGCTGGTTGATAGCCCGCCAGTTACGTTGACGGTCACTCCCCCGCCATTGTTCATGCGATCGAGCGGTACAACTGCCTCAGGACCGGATTCTCCGATCAGGGCCAAGGTCGGTGCTGTGACAATTCCACCTTCGGCCATACGCGGTATTCCTAAACGGCCTGCAACCGGACGCGCGGCTTCTGTTCCACCCAACTTTGGCACCGAGATCGTTGGTGCTTTTGGAATGTCTGGAAGCAGTGGAATGGCGTTATATGCGCTGATGATTGCATTAACTGCGCCGATCGCGGCGTTGACCATGCCAGAAAAGAAGCCTGTAATTGTGTTGACAATGCCGTTAATGCCATCACGAAACCACTCAAATTTGTTGTATGCGGCCACCAGACCAACGATTAATAACGCGATGCCTGCGGCGATGAGTGCAAAGGGGTTGAGTGCCATGGCAATATTGGTGACGACAATGGCTGCGGCAACAGCACCGATGGCTGCAGCAATGGCTAAGAAGGCTTTGGGGTTGTCTTGTGCCCATGCGGCAAACTTGTTCAGCACAGGTAGCACGGCCTCAAGCACGGGCAACAAAGCAGCACCGATTGATTCTTTGGTTTCGCCAATCGAGTTCTTGAGGATCTTCATTTTGCCTGCAGCGGTTTCCGCGCTGTTGGCTGTAGCACCACCAAACGTCCCACCAAGCACGTTCATCACTTCGTCAAGCGTCGCGCCCTCTTTGATCATGGTTGACATTTCAGGGGACAAGGTTCGGAGCGCTTTAAAGTTGCCTTGGTATGCCTTGGCCAATGCGTCTGCGACGGTCGCGCTATTCATACCGGTGGCGGTGCTGATGTCCATGACAAGGTTCATGTCGTTCATGGCAATGCCAACGTCTTTAGTACCGCGTACAAGCGCTTCTAATGCTAAGCGGTAGTCGGTGTCAGCAATACCAGACGCTCGACTCATCGCGCTGATTTGCTTTTCCACCTGAGCGGTTTGTGCCGCGCCAGCGCCAGTCACATTTTGGAGAGTCAATGCTAATGCGGCCTGCTCCTTTTGGTCTTCCATTGCCGCCTGGGTAGCGTCACCAAGAGCTACAGCCAAACCAGTCAACGCGGCTGCCGCGGGCAGGGCAGCCTTCTTGATGGCAAACTGGGCTTTTTCGCCTGTGGTTTCCAGTTGCTTAAATTGGGCGATCGCCTTCTTGATGCCCTTGCCGTCAAACTCGCTGATGATCGGGATATTGATTGCCATTACAAGGTCTCTCTGTTCGCTTCATCCATGACGCGCTTCACCAGTTGTTCCATTTCCCTCAATACATCATCACGGCGTTGCTCGTACGCTTTCCACATTACTCGCGAACGACCCCCATACCGTGCCGTTAACGCAGCACCAAGCGCGCCAGCCAT